ATTATTATTTATATTTAAATTTATAGTTTCTTCTAAATTTTCAATTAAAATAATGTCATCATTTAATGTAATTTTATATTTCTTATCAACTTCATAAAATTCTTCTTCGAATTCTATTTCTTTAATTTTGTTTTCTCCGCCAGCGGAATTATTATTTTCATCATTTTCATTTTTATCCAAATCTTCATTAAAAAGATAATTTATATTATTAACTTTCAAAGTATAATTTTCAGAAAAATTACCTTCAATTTCAACTTCTTTTTCATCAATTATTTTAATAAGAAATTTACTAGTTACAATTTTTCCATTTTTATAAAATAAAAAAAAATTTGTTATTAAAGGATTTTCATTTTCATCTAATTTATATATAAGTTTTTTTTTATTCCATTGAACTTTGTTATTCATAGAATCACCTATTTTTTAGAAGTTTTTTTAGATTTTTTTTCAACTTTTTCTTCTTCGATAGGTTGTTTTTCTTCTGTATCTTCAGTTTTTTCTGTTTCTTCAGTTTTGTTATTTTTTTCTTCAAATAATTCTTTTAGTTGTTCATTGATAACTTCATCTTCGTTTTTTTCTTCAACGATTTCTTTTCCATTTTCATCAAGTTCAACAACTTTTACATATTTATTTTCAATAAATTTATGAAGTTTTAAAATATTTTCTTCTGTTGCTTCAACAAAATTATTTTCAGAATTAAGTAAAATTCCGTTTTGTGATAAATAATGAACTCCATATAATTTAATAACTTTCATTTATTCCTCCAATTTTGAAATAGGCAGGAGAAATTACCTGCCTATTCAATTTATTTATTAGTTAAAAACTTCATTTCTCTTTAAAGTAATAATTGGTTGATTTGCATTTGGATCGTAAACATCGTCAGTTACAGTAATATTTCTAAAAGCAAATACACCGTGATTTTTATCTAAAACAAATCCATATCTTTCCTTTAATTTTATTTTTGTAACGTCAACTAATTTATCTTCTATTCTATCAACAGTTATTCCTTTTCCATCATGAACATAACTTAATGATCTTGAAGAATCACATAATAGAATATCAGTACAATTTTCAGAAACTGATGTATATTGAGCAACAGGTGCAGTTGTAAATCTAGTAGCTGGAGAATAAACTGTTGAACCTTTTGTAAAATAAGAAACTAATGGAGTTACAATTATATTTAAATTTTTGTTTTTTATAATTTGTGGAACTTCCATTTTTTCTGTTTTATAAACAGCTTTTCCAACATTATGATTCCATTTTGTAACAGCATTTTGATAAATTGTTTCCATCTTTGCTGGTATCATAAATCTTATATTTGCAGTTTCTTTTAAATACTCTCTAATATTTGGTTCTTTGTAAATTACATTCCAAGCTAATGGGTGCAAGAAAATTACATCTATATTAAAATGAGAATTTTGTGCTTGATATAAGAATTTTTCTAAATCTCCAAGTAATAATGTACCATTTTGTTGAATTGGATTTTGAAAACTTCTTCCAGATGGTTTCATTTTTGGAGTTGAAGATAAAGCGTCTAATGCTGTAGTTGCATGAGCTTCTAAAAGTCTAATTGCTTCTAATGATTTGTATCTTTTCATATCATTTATTGCAGCAGACAATAAAGTATTTATTAATGCTAAACCATTTCTGTCCAAAGCTTCTTGTGAATAAGCAACCATAACTCCAACTTTACCTTTTGAAGTTTTAACGAAATCTTCTGTTGATTCTAAATTAATTGTTTTAAATTCTCCGCCTTCAGCAACTCTAGCTGTTGCAGGAGAACCTTCCTCACCAATTACTACTGTATAAAATACAGTTGAATCTTCTAAAGGCATATCTTTAGAAACATATTGCCAAGCTTCAAAATCATTATATTGTATTTTTGTAACAACTCTGTTTAATATTTGTTGTGAAAAAACGCCTAATGAACTTGCAGAAAAATCTTTTATAGATTTTCCAGTCTTTTCGCTATAATCTTTAATTGTTTTTTCTATTTCTAATGATAAATCTCTCATTGAAAAATTCTTTTGAGTTTGTACATCAAAACCATTATTTATAATTATTTCTGAAAAATCTTCTATTCTTTTTACAAATTCTAAACTATCTTCCGCATTATCTTTAAATAATTTATCATCAACTATTGCTCTTTCTTTATTTAATGAAAGGAATGATTGTAAAGAATCTTTTATTTGTTCTTTATCGTATTCTACGAATCTTTTTGCCATTGATTAATATACCTCCGTTACATAGTTACATAAAATTCAACTATTTTCTTTTCGTAATTACTATTTTTGTAAACTGATTCAAATGAATTATATACGTTTCTACTTAAACCAGCTGTGCTTTTACCAGCTATTTCAAAATCAAAACAACTACCATTTGTGTAAATCATATTGTCATATGAATTACCAGGTAAAATTGAACTAACTCTACCAATTATTTGTGTTGGATCATCTGTTTTTACAAAAACTACAGGCATTCCAGCATAATACGCTTTTGTTTTAGGACAATCAGTTTTTGTTTCTCCAAATAATACTGGTAAAGTATCGTCACCAATAGAAGTAGTAATTTCAGTTGTAGTTATTGGTCTTAATAATTGTCCTGGTTTAAATTCAAATAAACTTTTTGTAGCACCATCATTTTTATAAGCATATCCTCTTTCAAATAATGCTTCTGCTTGATAAACAGTAGGTGTTATTCCGTGTAAATCATCCATATTATTTGCTGTAGAAACAGCACCTTCAGCATTTTTTCCACCATTAAAATATTGTTTTAAATGTTCAGTACTTCTTAAACAAGCACCTATTACTCCATAAGGAGCTAATGTACCATCAGCTGGTACTAAAAAACCATTGTCATTAATAGCAACTGCTATTGATGGAGAAGTTACTAATTTTAATCCATCAGGCATTACTCCCCTTATATAAAAAACTTCTTTTAAACTTGGGTCTGCCATAGGTGTTCCTAAACCAGAAGTTATAACTGATTTGGCTGTTCCTTTATAACCAATTGGTTCATTTAAAGCTCTATTTGTAAACATTTATTACCTCCGTTAATTATTAAGTAACATAGCCATAACTTCGTCATTTTCTTTTGAAGTTTGACCATCATTATCTTTTAATTGTGCTTTATAATCTTTCATTTCATTTTCAACATTTTCTTTATTTGTTTTAGGTTTATTGTCTTTTAAATCTTTTTCATCTGGATTTTTATTATCGTCAACATGTTGAATTTTTTGATTTTGTTGTTCGTTATTATTTTCTTGTTTTTGATGTTTATTATCTTTCATTTCTGTTTCTGTTTGTTCAGCTTGTTCTGTTTGTTCTAAAGTTCCAGCAGCAACTTCTGGTTTTAATTTAGCAACAGAATCTTCTATAACTTTCATTTTTTCATTAGTACTATCTTGTAAGATATTTATAATATTCATAAAATCTTCTATTTTATCTTCTTCTAACGAATTAAAAAATGTTTCTATTTTTTCAGTCATTTCATCTTTTAATGTCCAAACATTTTTCATATCCTTTAAAAGTGATTTTCTTAGTAAATCTTTTAACATTGTTGAATCACCCTTGTTATCTTTTATATTATTATTGTTTTTACTATCTTTACATTGATTTTCTTGATTGTCAATTTGTGCTTGATTTTTAATATTTTTATTGTCAGAAGTAGGAACAGTATTGTTTTCTTCTTTTTTTTCTGGAACATAAATAATAGAAGTATCATTAGCTGGAATATTCACTATTGAAATTTCTTCAGCAATAAAAGGACCCATTACTTTTGGTATACATTCAGTTTCAACATCATTTACTTTATAAGTTGAACCAGCACGATGAGAACATTTAAAAAATGTTTCTCCACAAATATTACAAATAATATCAAAACAAGTAATTCCTTGTGATACCGTTAGATAATATCCATCTTTTATTTTATTTATAGTATTGTTATCAACAAAACATTTTAAAATAATTGATGTTTTACCATCTTTAAAACAATTATTTTCTTTAAAAAATTCTATTACATCTTCTGGTAATTCTGAATTATAAGGGCTTTTATATGATAAAGTTTTATGATCTATAGTAAAACTATCTAAAACTCTTCCTAATGGTTCACCATTCAAGTCATCATGATTTTTTAAAACTGGTTTATTATATGGTGTCATATAACTACCACTATCTGACATTTCAATAACTGAATCATCATCATATTTTCTGTAATTTATTTTTTTATCAGAAGTTGTAGCTAACATATAAATGATATTTTGATATTCTTTTTCTTTTAAAATTGGATTTTTAATTTTTTTATCTTCTAATACATAAACATTTTTTATTTTGTTTAATTCATTAGAATCTTTTAGAATGTTAATATCTAAACTATCACTAATTTTATAAAAAGTATGTTCGTGCAATTTTTTATTTCACCTCTTTAATTTTTTTTGGTTTTTTTTGTGGTGCCAGTACCACTAGTATATTGATTTTTTGGGTTATTAACATTTTCTACTGTACCACTCATTTCAGAATTAGTTTTACTATATAAATTTTGAAATGTATTTTTTATTTCAAATTTCTTAGTTTGTTTGTTACACATTTTTCTAGCTTCATCTATAGTAATAATTCCACCTTGAAATAAAAATACAGCATGTTTTTCTTTTCTTTCTTCAAGATTGAAACCTTCAGAAAATTTCATTTCTATTTCATCATCTAAAGAACCAAATAAATTCATACAAATTTCATCTATTATAGTTCTATTTATTTGAAATTCCATTTCTTTAAAAAAACCATTTGTTATATTTAAAGTATTTTCATCTTGAGTCTCAGCATCTTGTCTTCCAGAACTAGTTGAACCTAATTGACCTTTTGAAGTATAAAGTCCAGCATATATTTGAGTTTCCAAAACTTCAAGTAATTTATCTGGTGAATTAAAATTTTTATCAACTTTATTAACATTAACTGGTAAATCTATAATTAAATCATCATCAGTTTCTCTTAATAATCTTTTAGTGCTGTCAAATTGATCTTGTCTAGTAGGTTTTATAGCTCCAGATTTTGTTATTCCAACTTCATAAATTATTCTTGTGATAGCTTGATCTGCATAAGATTGAAGTGCATTGTTAGTTAAAAAATTATATTTTTTTATAACAGGTATAACTGAACACCATATAGGCATTGCAAAAATTTCATCAGATTCTCTATTAAAAGTATAATGGAAAATATCTATTTTATTTTTAAAAACTTTACGTTTTAAATTATTATATCCGTCATCATACAGATCTTCAAAAACAAATTCTTCGCATAAAAAAGTTCCTATTCTTTTATTTACTGTCCAGCCTTTATTGGGCATTATTCTAAGTCTTATTAATTTATCTTTCTCATCTTTAATAGGCCTTATAAAAACATTAGAATATTTTACTAAATTTTGAAAAGCTTCTTTTAAAAATAAATCTTTTCTATCAGGGGTCTTCGCATCCAATACAAAGTTTACTCCACCTGTTATAATCTTTGCCATTGTAAGTGGTGAACCATCAATAAAACTACTAAAATCAAATCCATGTAGTAAATCTTTACATACTTGTAATTTCTCCTGAAACTTAGGATATGCTACCTTTGCAATATCCATATCTCCATATTTTGCCTGGTCACGCTTAGTATATTCCTTCATTGCAGTTTTCAAAGCAGATGCGATTCCAACATAATCTACAATCAATCCACCTTCCTTATCTTTAAATACACGATTAACACGGGCAATTGCTTGCATCAAGTTATACCCATGCATAGGCTTGTAAACATACATTGTTGCAAGAGAAGGAACAACAATTTTCCATTTAGGAAAACATGCAGTGTTTATTCTGCTTGGACTTGGTATAATGGCTGTTGTTGCCAATGTTATAAGATATGAATGGATAGGGAAACTGAGTGGAATAGTTTTAGCTCTCATGGTTCCTCTTTTATTATATGCGAGTTATTTTGGGAGTAGTATTGGCGGAGCAAGTGCAGGTCGGTGGGTCTCACTTGGGCCAATGAGATTTCAGCCATCTACATTTGCTTATTTG